CTGCTCGACGCCGCGCTCGGCATCGGCGTCGGCGAAGGTCTCGGCACCGAGTTCGACACCGACAATCTGCTGCGCATGGATACCGTGACCCAGGTCACCGCTATTCGCGATGCGGTCGGCGCCGGCGTGATGAGCCCGAACGAGGGCCGCGGCAAGCTCGACCTCAAGCCGGTCGACGGAGGGGCCTCACCGTATCTCCAGCAGCAAAATTATTCACTTTCCGCGCTCGCCAAACGCGACGCGCAGGCCGATCCGTTCGCGCCGGCCGCGCCGCCAGCACCGCCGCAGCCAGCCGCACAGGACAAGCCGGCCGAGCCGGCGCCGAAGCCCACTCCCGCCAAGAACATCGCGCAGCAATTCACGCAGGCATTGCAGGCCATACATCGCGAGGCCGCATGATGGACGACAACGACATCACCGAACTGGCGAAGGGCATGGTGCCGTTCGTGCGCGACTGCGTGGCCGAAGCCATCACCAAGATCGCGTTGCCGCCCGAGCTCGCCGGACAAGTCGCGAGCGCGCTGCGCCTGCTGCACGAGTCGCCGCCGCTCGAGCAACGAGAGCCCAGCAATTCGTAAATGTCGCAGCAGAAAATCAATATCGATGAGCTGCCGAACGATGATGCAATCCGTATCTCGTTCGACAAGTGTAATAAGAATTTCACCGAGCTTTATGACGATGTCGACGAGCTGAACGGCCGCATCGATCGCATTCCAATCGCCCCCGGCGGAGGCGCCGGCGGCGGAAGTGGCGATGGTGGCGGTGAGCAAGGCCCGCCCGGACCGCCTGGGCCGCCGGGGCCGCAAGGTGATGCCGGCCCAACTGGCGCGACGGGATCACCGGGACCGAAGGGCGATCCAGGCGACGTCGGAGCGCAAGGGCCGCAAGGTGACACCGGCGCGCAAGGATCGCCCGGCGCGACCGGTGCGCAAGGAGCGCCCGGAACACCCGGAATACAGGGGCCGCAGGGTGATGTGGGGCCGCAAGGGCCGCCTGGCGTTGTCTCGGCAACCGCGCCACTCAACTACAACAGCGGCACGCAGAACATCTCGATTGATCTTTCGGCCTATGCGACGCTCGCCTCGCCTGCGCTGACTGGCAATCCTACAGCGCCGACGCCAACCGCAGGAGACAATGATACCTCGATTGCGACCACGGCCTTCGTCAGCAACGCCATCACCGCGCTGGTCGGCACGGCAGGGCCGGGCGCCGATACGCTGGGCGAACTCGAAGATCAGATCCTGCTGACCAACACCGCTGTTGCCGCGCGGGCGCCGCTCGCCTCGCCGACCTTTACCGGCGATCCGAAGGCACCGACGCCGGCAACGGCCGATAACGATACCTCGATCGCGACCACCGCTTACGTTCAAGCAAATCTCGGCAGTTATCTGACGACGACTGCTGCCGCCGCAGCCTATCAGCCGCTCGATGCCGATCTGACTTCACTGGCCGGTGCCACCGGCACCAACACGATCTATTATCGCTCTGCCGCTAACACATGGTCTGCAGTCAACGTCAGCACCGGGTTGGCGTTTTCGGGCGGCAACCTGACCTCAACGGTGACTAGCGGCGCGCCAGTCGGTGCGGAGTACATCACCTCGACGGCCGACGCGACGCTGACCAGCGAGCGGGTGCTCACCGACACCGCCACGGTGACGTGGGATCGCACCACCACAGGCCAGATCAAGGCAAATGCGGTCGGCGGTTCTGCCACTCCCGTTCCGCCGCAGGGACGGCTGACGCTGCAGACCGCAACGCCCGTGATGATCACGACGCAGTCGGCCAAGACCACGATTTTTTACACGCCATATGTCGGCAATCAGATCGTGCTGTACAGCGGCGCAGCGATGGTGCCGACGACGTTTAGCGAGTTGTCCAACGTCACCACGGCTTCCTCGGTGGGCAGTGCCGGCCCGGCCGCGGTGGCGGCAAGCAGCGTGTATGACCTGTTTGTGTGGAGCAACGCCGGCACACCGACGCTCACGCGCGGGCCTGCCTGGACGAACGACACCACGCGCTCGGCTGGCACCGCGCTCACAATGGTCAATGGCGTATGGCTCAACAACGCCGCCATCACCAACGGTCCAGCGGCATCCAGGGGCACTTATGTCGGCACGGTGCGCAGCAATGCATCGTCCCAGATCGATTGGATTTACGGGGCGACCGCGAGCGGCGGAACGGCGGGCTTCCTCGGCGTCTGGAATGCCTACAATCGGCGCCAGGTCACATCGCGTTCGAGTAATAGCAAAGATAGCTGGTCAATCGCCACTAGCGGCGCGTGGCAGAATAGCGATAGCTCCGCCGCGATGCGTTGCTCGTTCGTGAAGGGGCTCGCGGAAGACGCTTATACTTCGACGTTCGGCGGCAGGCTTGATGGAGGAAGTACATCTTTTCATGGAATTGGCCTCAACAGTTCGACTGCTCCCGTGCCGGGGGCCACGGCCATGGGTTTTGGTGGGTTAAACGGATGGCCGGTCGCAATCTTAATGGGTGCTCCCGTTCTGGGCTTCAATTATGTCCAGGCGCTGGAATACACCACTACAGGCGCTACCTCGGTTTTTTACGGCGACGACGGCGATCCAGTTACTCGGGCAAACGGTCTAACATTCGTCGGATGGATGTGATGGACGCAGGAACGCTCTACGATGCCATTGCCGAGGTCAGCCCGATTGATAGTTGTAGTGTCGGCAAATCCGACGATCGCTCGACCTGGAAATGGACGCCGGGTGCAGGCGCAACACAGCCGCAGATCGACGCCGGCAACAACGTGGTTGCCACCATCCCGATCGACACGCCGACCACGCTGGCGGTCACAGAGTGGATCGGGCGCTTTACTAATGCAGAGTATCGCGCGGCCACCGCGCAAACGTGGCGGCAGACCGCAGGCAATGCAAAGAACTGGGATGTGGTCGCGTTCATGGGTTCAATCAAAATGTCGAAAAAGAACGTGACGACGCTGAAAACCTCGCTCGTCACCGATGGCATCCTGACGCAAGCGCGCGCCGATGTGATTTTCAGTTAGGGGGCGGCATGAGCGAGAAACCGATGATTCCCGCGCCCATGTATACGCTGATCGAGGGCTTTGGCGTTTGCTTGGCCATGTGCCATCGCGCCCTGGCCGAGGTCCGCACCCTGGCGCGCATGCCGGGGCCGCCGGGAGACACTGGGCCGGAAGGCAAGTGCGGGCCACAAGGCGAGACCGGCGCCAAGGGCGAGCGCGGCGAACCGGGCGAGCAAGGCGCCGTGGGGCCATCCGGTATCGCCGGCAAGGATGGCGAGCGCGGCGCCAAGGGCGAGCCCGGCCGCAACGCCGCCGACCTGACTTACCTGCAGGACTACGCCGCCGAGCAAGTCGGGCGGGCACTCAAGACCGCCACGGTCATGACGCCGGACGGCGGCCGCACCTTGCGCTGGGCCATCGGCGACACCGTGCATGAGATCAAGACCGCCATCGTCCTCGATGCCGGGGTTTGGCGGGAGGGCGCGACCTATGTCGTCGGCGATGGCGTCACGCTCGGCGGCTCGTTCTTCATCGCCCAGGCCGAGACCAGCGCCAAGCCAGGCAAGTCGGACGATTGGCGCCTCGCCGTCAAGCGCGGCAGCGACGGCCGCGACGCGCGGACGGACGAGAAACGCGCGCTCGAGCCGCTCAGGTTGAAGTGATGCATTCGATCCTTGAAATCCTCAGCGAGTCGACCGACAGCGCCGGGCCTGACCTGATTAGCCTCGCCGACCTCAAGCTTGCGCTCGAGATCGAGGGCACCGCCGAGGATGCGGCGTTGCAAGCCGCCATCACGATGCAGTCACGCATCATTGCAGAATATTGCAACCGCCGTTTCGGCCTGGCCGAGGCGCTCGAGACCTTCACCTTCGATCGCAATGAGAACATGCTGCCGCGGCAGGCGCTGACGCTCTCGCTTTATCCGGTGGTCGAGGTCGCCGAGGTCTCGACCGCCGGCGCGACCGCGGCCGACTATGAGTTCGATCCCGACAGTGGCCGGCTGTGGACCAGCGGGTGCTGGGCGGAGACGGTGGTCGCCGTGCTCTATAGCGGCGGCTACGACCTGCCGGAAGGCGCACCGGCGCGGCTGCAGCAGGCAGTGATCCAGGCGGTCAGCGAGGGCCGCACCGTCGGCTCACGTGATCCCAGTATCCGCGAGCTGCAGCACGGCGACACCCGCGTGAGCTATTTCACACCATCATTGGCGACCTCATCGTCGGGCTATCTGTCGGCGCCCGTGGTGAACCTGATCCAACCCTACCGGCGCCTCTATGTCGCGTGAGCCTGCATTCTGGTCGGTCTCGCGCGAATGGCCGGGCGAGACCGTGTTCATCGTCGGCGGCGGGCCGTCGGTGCTCGGGGTGGATCTGGAGGCGCTGCGCGGCCGCCGGGTGATCGCGATCAATTCCAGCGTCTACAAGTTGCCATGGGCGGACTTTCTCTATTTCGGCGACTGGCGCTGGTGGCACGAGCCCGACAACCGGGCGGCGGTGGCGAACTTCCGCGGTCGCGTCGTCACCGTCTCGCGCATGTGCTCGGAAGATAAGAAGGTGCTGATGTGCCGCAGCACCAAGCCGCCGGGGCTCGCGCTCGAGCGCGACAGCCTGATGCAGAAATGGACCTCGCTGACGGCGGCGACCAACCTGGCGGCGCATCTGGTCGGGCCGGGCGGCACCATCGTCTGGCTCGGTGCCGACGGGAAATCGGCCGCAGACGGCCGGACCTGGCACCACAAGCCGCATCGTTGGTCGCCGAAGCCGGAACGCTATGATCGCCACCGGGCCGATCTTGCCACCATGGTCGAGCCGCTGCGGACCATGGGCATCACGTTATGGAACGCCAGTCCCGGCAGCGCTTATGCCGATCTGTGGCCGATTATCGATCTGGAAGACGTGCTGAGCGAGCGGCATGCGGCCTAAGCCGGTTCTCGTCCACGGACTCTGGGGCCTTGGGGACAACGTATACCAGCGCCCGTTCGTGCGCGCGGCGGCGAAGCAATACGAGATCCACCTCGAAACGCCGTGGCCCGAGCTCTATGCCGATCTCGACATCAAGTTCATCCGCGGATCGCGCAAGCTGCGTACTCAGCAGAAGAACATGGCGCGGCAGCCGCCCGATCGGTGGATGCGATCGTTCCCGGTGCCGATGCGCGAAATCAAGGTCAGCTATGGCCGCGACATCTCGGCGACCTCGATTATCAATTCGCTCGAGCGTCGATGGTCGGCGCTGAAGGTCGGCTTCGATCCGGCGCTGTTCGATCTGCCTGAGATGGGGCCATCGCCGGTCAAGTCGGAGCGGCCGATCGCGGTGGTCCGGCCGGTGACCGTGCGCAGCGAATGGCGTAACGAGGCGCGCAACCCGCGACCGGAATACGTCAATGCGCTCGCCCACGAACTGATGGCGACCCACACCGTGGTCGCGGTCGCCGACCTTTCGCCGGGCGAGGAATGGGCGGTGGGCGAACTGCCGCCGGCGCACCATCACTTCGTGTTTGGCGAGCTGGCGGTGCGCGAGCTGCTCGCGCTGGTGCGCGACGCCGACATCGTCATTGGTGGGGTCGGCTGGATCGTCCCGGCCGGGCTCGCGCTCAAGGTCAACACCTTCGTGGTGCTGGGCGGCCACGGCGGCCACAACGCACCCGAGAAGATCACCGATCCGCGGCTTGATACGAGCCGTATTGCGTTTCTCATGCCGGAGCACTTCTGCCGATGCACGAACATGCTGCACGTCTGCGACAAGAAAATTACCGATCCGGTCGGCCGGTTTGCTCGCTGGTTGAGCAGTTCTCGCGTCGCCGCCTGACCTGGTGGCCCGAGCTCGGCATCGGTCATTATCCGGTCGAGGTCGGGTTCGCGCCCTACGATCAGGACTACTTCGACAGTTTCGATCGCAATGCCAATAGCGACCTCGGACGCGCGTTGATGCAGGCGCGGTGCAACTTCGTCGAGCAGCATTACAGAGGAGCACTGATCGATGTCGGTATCGGCTCGGGTGCGTTCATCGAAGCGCGGCGGTCGCGTCGCCGCACCACCTACGGCTACGATGTCAACCCCGCCGGCCTCGCCTGGCTCGAGCAGCGGATGCTGCTGGTCGATCCGCACCTGGTTTCGTTCGATGCTGTCACGCTGTGGGATGTACTCGAGCATATCCCGGATTTTCAGTCGCTGCTGGCCAATGTGAAGGATTGGGTGTTCACGTCCCTGCCGATCTTCCGCGACGCCGAGCATGTGCTGGGCAGCAAGCACTTCAAGCCGGACGAGCATTGCTGGTATTTTTCACGCGACGGCCTGGTGTTTGCGATGAAGCAGTGCGGCTTTGTGCTGGTGTCGGAAAGCAAGGTCGAGACCGAACTCGGCCGCGAGGACATCGGGACGTTTGCGTTCCGCAGGGAATGGCGATGATCGACTATAGCGCGGGCCTCTATGACCCAGTCTTTGCGGTGATCGGCGTGCCGGCGACGCTGACTCTTGCCGGGACCGCGGGCGAGGTCGCTCTCACCGTGATCGACGAGACCCGGCGGAAGACCCAGACCAGCGGCAGCGTGGAAGTGCGCAGCGTCGGGCCTGGCGCTTATGCCCGCATCCCCGAGCTCGACGGCAAAGGTATTGCGCGCGAGGCTTACAAAGGATCGGTGCTGACGTTTAACGGCCGCAGTTGGACAGTGCGATCCTATGAATTGACCGGCAGTCCGAACGGTGAAGACCTCGGCGAGGTGCTGTTCCTGCTGAATGCGATCGAGTCGACCAATGGCTGACGTGCGCGAGGACATCTTGGCGCGGCTGCTCGAGGTGGTCGGCACACTTCCGAACATCCGCTCGGTGCATCGCAACAACATTGACCTCATTGAGGCTGAGTTGCCGGCGGCAATCGTGCTCGACGGCGACGAGGAATCCGATGGCGCGGGTGACGTGTCAATGAAGCAATCGCATCGGCCATATAATGTGCAGATGACACCCGGCATCGTTGTTCAAGTGCAAGATGACAACGTCGTGCTCGGCTCGATCGTTACTACGTTTCGCCGCGAGCTGATCAAGCGGGTGCTGACCGACACCGAACTCAACGAGCAGATCGTGAAAACCGGGCGCCACGGCAACGGTGCAATCCGCTATCTCGGGTGTCAGACCGATGTCGGATGGACGCGCACAGGCTTTGCAGCATTAACCGCGCAATTTCTGTTCAAGTACACGCTCAAGCCCGACGATCTCTAGAAAGGAGAATACCGCCATGCCCACGTCACCCAATGTGCAGAACTATCATATTGGCAAAGGTATCGTCTCGTTCAAGGAGGACGGCGCTTCGACCTACACCGACCTCGGCAATGCGCCGTCGTTCGTCTACACGCCGGCTGTTGAAAAAAAAGAGCATTTTAGCTCCCGCGAAGGCGTGAAAACTAAGGATTTTACGGCGATTACATCACTTGCCGCAACCATCAAGTTCACCCTCGACGAGATCAACGGCCAGAATCTTGCATTCTTCGCGCTTGCCGGGGTAAGCATCGATACCGACGGCAACACCGTCCTGAGTGGCCTATCGAAGCCAGAGTTCACCGGCGATATCAAGATCGTCGGGACCAATGATATCGGCCAGCAGGTCGACTTCGACGCAACCGTGTCGTTTGTGCCATCCGGGGATTTCAGTTTCATCACCGATGGCGACGACTTCACAACGATCGAGATCGAGGCCGAGGTGCAGAAAGGTGCCGATGGTTCCTTTGGCAAGTGGACAGTTAGGGACGAGACCACAACAGCGTAGGAAAACACCATGGCAGACCTTCTGGACATTGCGCCTTCGACGGCGGTCGAGGTGGTCAAGATCGATGGCAAGCGGATCATCGTGCATGGACTGCATGGTGATGGCATCGCGTCGATTATCGCGCGGTTCCCTGAACTCGGAACATTACTGAGTGGCGGCAAGGTCGGGACGCGATTGATCGAGCGTTTCGGTGCCGCGATCGGGCCGATCATTGCCGCCGGTTGCGGGCACCTCGGCGACGAGCAATACGAGCAGCGCGCCAGAATGCTATTGGCCGAAAATCAATTGATTTTATTGAAAGCAATTATCGGACTAACCTTCCCAAACGGACTAGTCTCCTTCGTCGAGAGGTTGACGACGCTCGTCACAAGCGCGGACGAAGGAGCAAAGCCGATCAAAGTGCGCTTGCGGAAATCGCCATTGCCATCACAGCCCTTATCCGACGCGGCTTCCCACCCCAATATGCAATGACGCTGACGCCGCGGCAGATGTGGGCCTATCTCGAATTCAGTCATCAACTTGATCACATCGATCAGGGTGAAAAGTAAATGGCCATGAAGTTCACAGTCAAGGCCGATCCATTTGGCGTGATCGAACTGATTCGCGACAAGCAACGGTCGGTCGCCACGGCGGCGGTTGCGGCCTTGCGCGAGGCGGCGGACGATGCGGTCGAGGAAGGGCGCAGCAACATCGCGAGCGCCGGTCGGTTTGGAAGTAAATGGCAGGCAGGACTGAAAAAACGGATCAAGGGTGCAAAGGAAGGCGGCGAGCCATCCTTGCAGGCCAAGGCTATCATCTTTCATTCGATGGGCGGACTCGCCGGTGTGTTCGAGCACGGCGCAACGATTCAAGGTCGGCCGTTGCTGTGGATACCGACCACACCGGGCGGACCGCCGGCGAGCCGTTCGGGCAAGAAACTGGTCTCCGCTACGGTGCGTGGTCACCCGATGCTGTTCGATGCCAACGATCACGATCGCAACCGTAAGCCGCTCTACGTTGGCGTGCCGTCGGTTCGCATCCCGAAGAAATTCCGCATCACCGAGATCGTCGAGGAACATGCCGCCCGCATTGGCGAATTGTTTCTCCAGCACTTCAAGGAAAATTAGTGCGTCATGGCAGACAAAATCTCGATAGAGATCGGACTTGATGGCGGCGATGAGGTCACGCGGCAACTCGCGGATATCGGCAAGGCTGGCCAGAAGTCATTCAGCGACATCCAGGACGCAGCCGATCAAGTCAATCTCAGCTCAACATCAGCGCAATTCGACGATCTCGGTGATAAGGGCCAGGCGGCATTCAATAAGGTTAAGTCAGCCGCGGAAAATGCGGTGGTGTTCGAGCAGGTCGTCCAAGGCGTCAAGAAGGTCGAGGGAGCATTCGAAAGTCTTGGCACTGCCGTCACTCGCATGGCCACCCGGATGACAAAATCGCTCGGGTTGTTTGGCGTTCTGGCCCGTTCGTTTGGGCCTGTTGGTATTGCAGCCGGCGTTGCGGCTGGAGCTATTATCAAGTTCGGGAACGATGCGGCAAAGTCGCTTAGCGAGCTGACCGCCGAGGGCGCGAAGCTGGATTTGACGGCGCAGCAATTTGACAAATTGCAAAAGGTTCTTGGGCAAGCCGGCATATCTACCGATGCGATTGCGCCAGGCTTGGCAAAGTTGAAAGAATCGCTCGCTGCAGGTTTGGTGCCCAGTTCTGTCATTACGGTATTTTCTGATTTCACCACAAACCTTACAAACCTTACTGGCATCACTGGGGCATTGCAAAGATTCATCGCCCAACTGCAAACCATGCCGGATAGTGTGCAGCGCACCCAACTGGCAATGTCGGTATTAGATAATACTCTTGGCGCTCAAGTGATCGCCGGCTTGCAAACCGGCACTCTCAACGCGAACAATTTTGCCAGTGCTCTTGGTCAGATCGCCCCGGCAACCCAGGAGCAGATCATTGCGGCAGCCAAGTATGAACAGGCGTTGAGGCAACTGAACCAGGCGTGGGCCGAACTCAAGCAAAGCATTGCGCCGATAGTCACGCCGGTTTTCGGGTTTTTGACCGAAGAAATTAGAAAACTCAAAGGCGATATTGCGGAAATTATTGCTGAGTTTAACGTGCTGAAGGCGGCCTTTAATCTATTCTCCGCTCCAGCAGAACAACAGGCTGCAGCAGCACAAAAAGTTAAAGAAGCATGGGATCAGCTCGGGAAAGCAGGCCAGCAGGCCGCGCAGCAGACCACGCAGGCAGCTAATACAACTAGCCAAGCATTGCAGCAAACAGGACAAGCGGGTGCGCAGGCGGCGCAAGGATTGGGCACAGCCTCGCTGGCCGCCG